CCGCTGTAGAGAACGATCATTCGCTTTCTCCATACGCTGGCTCGTGGTACAGCCGCTCCAGTTGCATCGACAGCGGTTCTGGCTCCTCAGCCAACTCTTGCATGATGGCATCAACCTGAGGATCTGTTGCATCTTGCACAACGTACATGTGGTTGAAGCTGTGGTGCTTGACTGCGATGAAACCAACCCGTGGGCTTGACATCAAAAAACGCACAGCGCAGTTTTCAAACCAAGTAAGGAAAGGCGCTGCCATGGATTTGTGGTTGATGCGATACATCATTCAACCTCAGTCCATTGTTGCCTGCTGACGATCCGAATGACTTGATTGCGACTGATGCCAAATTGCTGTGCAATGGCTTGAACGCTTACGCCGTCTTGTCTGAGTTGCCGCAAATGGCGCACGTTATCTTCGTTCAGAACCGAGTTACGGCGGTGAGATTTCATTGGAGTTGATTGATTAAACGGTTGAGATACCACTGCGCTTTTTGCGCATCCTGCAATGGGTTTCCTTTAAGCCACATGCGAAGCAGATATTTCAGTACCTGCCCTTGTAGGTAGCCGCTCATCGGTGTAGGTCCAGCCTGCACTGCACCTTCGATAACGTCGATGGCTTCGACGGCACCGGCGGTGTAGTGCGCTGGATGGTTGACCAAGTCAGTCATCAGCAGCCAATTCCAATTTGATGGCGGCTTGGAAATAGCCTGCAATTTTCATGCGGGCAAACACCGGACCAGCATCACCGCAAGTCTTGTCTTCAACTCGTGCGTACTGATACCGAGCTTCCTCAAGAGCAGCCATGGTTTCAATATTCAAGGTATTCAGTTCGGCATTACTGAGATCCTTGATGTCATCCAATAGAAAGTTGCGCTCAAGTAAATACGACTTAAAAAAAGGTTCGTTCATGTGGATTTCGTAGGTGCTCCGCGCTTGGGTGAGGCTTCTAATTCAGCCGCCATTTCAGCAGCTGCTCGGAGCAGTGTACTCAATAGAATCGGTTTAGATTTGCGGCCAGTGGCAATCCGTAGAGCCATGCGATAACCGTGAGACGCATTGCCATTGCCAAAAGCTCTAGCGGCAGCAACCTCCTCTTCGGTGACACGGATTTGCACCGATAGATTGCGGCGACGCTTGGATGCTGGTCCTACAGCCATTTGCCTAGTAGGTATTGGCGGCAGACCTGAATTGCCTGCTGGGCGTGTTTTTCGATCAGCACGGACTTGGTTTCACCCATAGCAAGGCATACCGCATCATGCAGCTCCTGGTAGTCAGTGTCTCGAAAGTTGACAGCGACGTCGGCTGCAAATTCTTGCCAAAGGCCGGTATAGGTGCCGCAGGTACGACCACTGCACTCATATAGCGCTTCCATGGTGGCGTTGCGCTGGTTGTCAAGTTGGAATTGTTTCATTTGACGAGGTTGTACAAGTTGCGGCATTCTTGCCACGCTATCGAATTGTGGTGCAGTTGATCCATGCGGCCACGGATCAGCGCTCTGACGTGTTCCCGTTCATGTTCGCGGCCAGCTTTGAAAAGGCCAGCATCGGTGATCAGTGCCTCTAGCCGTTGAAGGATGTCGTTCATGGCAGTTCAACCTCGGAACCAGGCCAGCGGGCTTTGGCGTACCTTATGGCGGCTGCTTTGGTTTCAGCACGCATCGTCACCGTCATTGGCCGTAAATGTGGTTGGTACACGATCAGTGTGAAAGATCTGGTTCGTGCATTGGCAACTGGCCTGGAAATGCCTTCACCACGCTTGACACGGATGTCGTCGTCAATCCAGGACAGGCATGGATTCCATTCGTTGAGGTTCATTGGATGCGGACTTCTTTGTGGGTGATGGGTGACAGCCATTCAATTTGGTTCCAGTACTTGGACCAGTCTGCAAAGGCTAGTTTTTTGGCTTCCATAAAGGTGTCAGCCTTGATGCATTCGTAAATGTTTGCATCCTTGATACAAAAGTAAAACCGTGTCATCAGTATCTGATTTCAATAGTTGTGCTTGACAAATCCACCTGGGCAATGACCCATGCGTTGCCGTAAACATCTTTGACGTTGTAGTGCGGCCAAGCCAAGCCTGGGACGCGGCTGATGACGATCACAGTGGCACCTGGCAGCCATTTGCGAACGTATGCCGTCTGGCCGTCATGGAAGCGCCATACCTTGCGCTCTTTGCGTTTGCCTTGGCGATCTGGGCTTTGCAGGTAGGTTTCTTGTTTGATCGATAAAACAGGGACTGTTTTTATGTTGTAGCAGTTTTTGATTGGAATGGCAGTCATTTGTTTGTGGTGATTTTAGATCGTGTGGATTCAGTTAGTTCGTAATGATGCGATGTGCCTTTGATCCGCTGGATGGTGCCGTAATCCAACAGCACTGATAGTGCTCTGGTTGTGGCAGCTTTCCAGCGTGGACCTTTTTTAAGTTGGCTGGTGTCACCAGGCCAGAAATCGTCAAAGGTGGATTCAATGTAGGCATTCAGCATGATGGCTGAGAATGCCTTGTGAAACACCGGCACTGTCATTAAAATTGATTCAATGACGTTTGCCCAGTCTTGCTGGGTTCTGTATTTAAGATCAGGTTTTGCTGGTTCAGTTGGACTGGTTTGTACAACTTGTCCGGTGAGTTGTTCGATCAAATCAGCCGCCTGCCGCAGCAGTTCTGGCAGTGTTGCCAGTGGATTTGACGGTGCGGGTGTCAGTTCCTGCTGTTGCGCAAGACGCAACGCATCGCCTTTCAGATCACCTGGAAAATCAGGATGCTTACCGGGTTCAACACGTTTGGTCTTGATGACAGTTCCAGGAGTCAAGTTTTCAAACCAGTTTTCGTTGTCTGGTGCAAAAACAATGCCTGGATACTCGCGATTGTTGTACAAGTACGAGCATTTGGCTTGGTAGTTGCCTGCTTTGGTTTTTGATTTGCAGACGTAGTGAATTTTGGCTGGCAACTCAGTTGGGAGTTGCGCGTCTAGTTCCATTTGGCTGATAATCATTTGTTGTTGTGGTAAAGCCCCCGAAGGGGCTGGTTTCAAACTTCGTCCTCTTCATCAGGGAAGTAGTCCGAAACTAAATCCATCAGATGCTCTGGCAGGTGGCCGTACAGCATCAGCGGTGAAACATCCTCTGGATGCCGTACCAGTGCCTCTGCTAGTGCATTGATGGCATCTAGCGTGTCGTCGTCAAGGTGTGGCAGTGACATGTGATTTGATTTGATTGGCGGGGTAGTGCCCCGTGCATCAATCATACACCATGGTGTACTCTTTAGCAATGGCGGTGACATAAGTTCACAATGCCGGTAGCATCGTGACATCACCACCTGTATTGCCGTGAACTTTGGCCAGTGGATGCAAGTTTCAATCCCAGCCGAAAAATCATTTGACTTGGAAGCCAAGTGCCGACAGCTTGAAAAAACAAAGGATGTCGGCAAATTGGCAGCCATGCTATTAAGGCAAAACTACTTGCAGCAGGAATACCTGCAAGCGGCAGTCAACGAGATTGCAAGGCTTGAACTGCAACTGATGAAAGGCCCCTAGAACGGCGTATCGGTTTGACCACCCTTGGGAGGTAGTGCAAAGTCGCTGACACGTAAAACAATCTTCGAGCCAGATGTTCCGTTGTTCCGTTCGTAGGTTTCGACATGGCCTTCGCCAGACACGGTGACCTGTGAACCTTTAAACAGGTAGTTAGCGGCCACTGCTGCACGTTTGCCCCAGACGGAACAATCAACAGCAGTGGTCACGTCTTCGCCTTTGATTTTTTTGTTACAAAGGATTGTGAAATTGGCAACCTCGTTATCGCCAACGGTAGCGGTGCGAGGGTCTGAAGCCAAGTTGCCTACGGCAGTGATTTGAAGCATGGTTGTGTAGCGGTTGGTTGTGCGATCCGGCAGCGGTTAGCTGGCCAGGAACGCATTGATGAACTGGACGTGTGCTTGGGTCTTGATCTGCTTGGACAAGGCGGCATCGCCTGGCAGTTTGTACTCCTTGCGGAATGCAGCCGACAGTTCCTTGATCTTTTCAGGTGCCTTGCTGTGCAGATCGGTCAATGACCGGATAACGATTTCGTACTCGCCTTCGTCAATGGGTGCAGCTAGGTCAGCGACTGGTGCTGCTGGTGCGGCTTGTTTTTTAGAGGCAGGCTTGGCCTTTGCTTCTGGCACATCAATAACAACAGTTTCAGTAACTGTTGATCCAGCTTCTGCTACTTCTTCTTTGGCCCACAACTCGTAACCAAGTGACAAGCTGAAGGCTGCACAGGCACACAAGGCGCGTCGGTGAGCATCGGTCAACGCTCTGGCGCTGATCTTGTCAAGCTGTACTGGATTGTTCCGGTTGTCCATCACTGGGAACGGAAAATCAGCCGTAGCTTGATCCTCGGGACCAGTGAAGTAGCCAATCAGATAGCCAGTACCATCAGGTGCTTGCCAGAGGTGTCTGCCATCCTGATTCGGTTTTAGGTGGAACTCCCAGCCTGGTGCATGGGTGTGTAGGTGGTTGGCAATTTTTGCCCACGCAACGTAAGAAGCGGCGTAGCTGCCAGTGCCTTTGGTGTAGACATCATCTTT